GACGACGACTCCGACGTGGGCTCGGAGCCGCTTGATACAGAGGATATGGGCGTTACTGGGCTCGAACCAGTGACCCCCAGCTTGTCGAGCTTGCCGTTAGCGGTACGGGGGATAACGGGAGCGCATCAGAGCGCAGCGGCGAAGCGGGGTCCGAGGAGGACGACGATCCCGACTTAGACCCTGGCCGTGTCTCTGGGTTGCACGAAAGTTGCACCGCGCGCGGCTCGCACCCGACGCCGCGCCACCCCCTCGGCCGCTGCGAGGACTGCGGCGACGCCCTGGTCCTCGGCCTCGAGGGAACGTACTGCACTCGGTGCGACGTCTCGGGTGGCGTGGTCACCGCCGCCGGCCTGGCGCTGCGCTCTCGCCGGGTGCCGGACCGGCGCCAGGGGCGTGAGGCGCAGCGGGTGAATCAGCGCGCGGTGTGGTCGCTGGCGGGGGCACGGTCGTGACGCGCGAGGAGCTGCGCCAGTGGGCGTCGATGCGCCGTCACTTCGACGCGACCCGAGAGCAGCAGGCCGTCGGCGCGGCGGTCATCGAGCTTCTCGACCGCGTCGAGCAGGTCGAGGCGGTCATCGGTGAGCAGCGGCACATCGTGGACTTCCACGTGACCGAGTTCGGCCTGCAGCACCCGATCGAGTGCCGCGACGACCTGCTCGGCTGCCCGGTCGGCCGGGCGCTGAACGCCCTCGATGGCCCGCCGATGCCCGTCGGGCGCTACGTCGTGGTCCTCGGCGATGACGGCGCCCTCGCCTTCGAGGAGCTGGCGTGATTAGCGCCTGCGCCTGGTGCTGGTGCCTCCGGCGCTTCCACCTGTCCTGGTGCCATCGCGGGAGGCAGGTGGCGTGACCATGACCGCCCGAGACCACGCCAAGACCGCCTCCCGGCTCCTGCGCAACCGCGGCGACGCGACCCGGTACGGCCTGCGCCCACCCCGCCCCGAGACCGTGGACCTCGCGCGGGTCCACGCCCTGGACTGCGATCGCCCTGGCCGTCGTCGAGCGCGAGGGGCGCGAGGACATCGCCGCGCTGGCACTCGGGGGCACCGAGTGAGGTACCTGCTCGCCTTCCACCGCTGCTGGTCCAACGTGCCCGAGCGCCGGCCGCACGACGCCCGCGGGCCGCGGCCCTGCTGCACGTGCTGGCGGCCGCTGCCGTGAGCGCGATCGGCATCGTCCTCCCTCCGCCCGTGCGCGCCGCCGCCGGCATTCCCCGGGGCGCCGCCCTGGCCGTCTTCGCCGTCTGGCCCATGCGCGGCGGCACGCACCGCGGCCTCTGGGTCGGCGAGCTCGGCCAGACCGATGGCCGCCGCTGGCCCGTGGACGAGTGGATTGCGGCGGCCAAGTGCTGAGCCGGCGGCCCTCATCCCATGTCGCGTTTCTTCACACCCACACAAGGCGGCCCGGCGGCGCAGAGACGCCCCGGGCCCGGCCAGATCCCACGGAGGACCTGACATGACCAACCGTACCCCGCTCGTGCTGACGGCATCCATCGCCGCTGCCCTGGCGCTCCCCGCCGCGGCCGCCGCCCACGACGCCGCGGCCGTCCCCAGCTGCACCGCCGCGGTCGTGACCGGGACGCTCTTCGCGCCCGGGCCGAACCCGGTCCAGGTGACCGTGACGACGGCGACCGGCGAGGTGGTGACCACCACTGTCGCGCTCGCCAACGGCGTCCCGGTGAGCGTGCCCTACGTGCTCTCGCCCGGCGCCCACGAGGTGGCCGTCTGGCTCTCGTGGACCCTGCCCGATCACACCCGCCGCCCGTACGTGGCCGGCCGGGCGAGCGTGGCCTGCCCGGCGCCCACGCCGGCGCCGCCCGTGGTCGAGGTGGTGCCCGGGCCCCTGGTGCCGGCCGCCGTGCCGCCGCCGGTCGTCGCCCCCCCGGCGCCCCCTGTGAAGGAGGGCGGCCGCAAGAAGCCGACGCTGCCGCTGGTCCCCCGGCGCACCGAGCGAGTCGTGCGCGCCGTCGCCTGCAGGCAGGTCGGCGAGCGCGGCTACGCGATCGTGCGCATCCGGGTCGTCTGGCAGCGCGGTGGCGCGATCGTCAAGACCAGGACGGCGACCGTCCGGCGCCCGGGCCCGGTCTGCATCCCGATCGCGGTCGCGGGCTGATCCGATGACGCCCCGCCACATCGACTGGCCGAAGGCGCTCGCATGGGCCGTGCTGGTCGCGGTCTCAGCCGCATGCTGGATCGCCCTCGGCGCCTCGGTCGCGAGCGCCCACGCCGGCGAGCCGAAGGCGCCGCCGCCGCACGCCCCCGCGACGCCCGGGCAGGTCCAGGCGATCGCCGACCGCACGACGGCATGGCTCGCCGCCACCCTGCGCGCTGAGGTCGCGCCGCGGCCCTTCTTCATCACCAACGACCTGGACGACCTCAACGATGCCGAGTTTCACTCGGGCTTCGCGACGCCTGACCATGTGCGGCTGCGGCCCTACCTGGCCGACTACCTGATCGACCGGACCCCGGACCTCTTCATCGGCCCGGAGCCGGCGAGGGGCCCGGACCGGCGCCCCTTCTACCCACCGGGCGCCGCTGCCCTGATCCACGAGCTCTTGCACCGCGCCGACACGCGCGCGTGCTGGAAGGCGCCGGAGGGCGAGATCAACGTCGAGGAGGGGATCGTCGACGCCCTCACGGCCGACCTGATGCCCGCATGGGGCTGGCGCTTCTGGCGGGCCCGGACCTTCTCGCCGCCCTCCTACCCGGTGGACACCGCCGCCGTTCGCGCCGCCTCGGCACGCGCGACAGGATCGAGGACCTGGCGCGACGGGACAGCCCGATCGTGGCGCCGGGCGCTGTGGGCGGCGTCTTGCGAGGGCAGGGCGGCCATGCTGGCGGAGGCGGTGTGATGGGCGCCGAGGCGAAGCCCTGCACCTCCTGCGGCGCCCTGGTCGTCTTCGCGACCCACGACAAGACCGGGAAGGCGGCGCCCCTCGAGCAGGACCCCGAGGGGCGGTGGACGATCGTGCACCCCACCTACTTCCTCGCGGGCCCGAAGGTGGCGCCGGAGCACCGCTGGACCAACCACTTCGCGACGTGCCCGGGCGCCCCTGGGCACAGGGCAGCCTGATGGGCAGGTACGCCCAGACGACCACCGTGGCGTCCGAGCGCTCACGGTCCGAGATCGAGGCCACCCTCGTGCGGTACGGCGCCGGCGCCTTCATGTACGGCTGGGAGGAGGAGCGAGCCATCGTGCAGTTCCGCATGGGCGGCCGCCACATCCGATTCGACCTGCCCATGCCCGACAAGGACGACCCTGAGTTCACCCACCACTCCCGGGGAGAGCGGACCGCGACGGCCGCCCACCAGGCCTGGGAGCAGGCCACGCGCCAGCGCTGGCGCGCCCTGGCCCTGGTGGTCAAGGCGAAGCTCGAGGCGGTGGAGAGCGGCATCGCAACGTTCGAGGAGGAGTTCCTCGCGCACATCCTCCTCCCGGACGGCTCCACCGTCGGTCAGTGGGCCGCGCCGCAGGTCGAGTCCGCCTACCTCACCGGCGCGATGCCGAAGCTGCTGCCCTCGAGGAGCGGGGCGTGAGCTGGGCCCTCCTGCGCGAGGCTCAGCGCGACAGCACGCTCGGCGCCCGCCAGATGGGTCGCAAGATGGTCCTGATGTTCCTGGCCCGCAGGGCCGAGGACAGCGGCGTGGTGAAGGTTGGCGGCCGCGTCGTGGCCGAGGAGACTGGCCTCGACCATCGGCGCGTCCGCCGGCTGCTCCACGAGCTCGAGGAGATGGGCCGGATCGACCTGGTCTCGGAGGGCGCCGCGGGTCGTGGGCGGGCCCACACCTGGCGCGTCCTGAACGCCGCCGAGTGGGAGGCGCGGCGCCTGTCGATGGAGCCCGCCGAGCGTGCCGAAAAGTGGGCGCCCATGCCCCCTATTCGGGCGGAGGAAAAAGGGGGCATGACGAACACCGAAAAGGGGGCATCCCCGCCCACACTGGAACAGAACAACAACAGACCCCTTACCCCACCGATGATGACCGCACCGACCCTTCCCGGACTTGGCGCCGGCGAGGAGGACCTGCCGGCCCTCGGCGCCACCGGGTCCAGGGTCAGAGGACGGAACCCTCGGGCACTCGGCCGCAGCCCGCGGGCCCGCGGCGAGAACCCGCGCTCCGTCGGATCCAGTCCGAGGGCGCTCACCCATGCCGAGAAGGAGGATCGTCGAGTACTCGACCCCCCGGCCTCTGCTGTGTTCGACGCCGAGGAGAGCGAGCGCGAGCGCGATAGACCCGCGCGCCTCGCCGCGGCCCGGGCGACGCTGGAGCGGATCCGAGCGATGCCACGGGTCGAGGGAGGCGCACGGTGATCGCAACCACAGAGAGAAGGAGCCATTCAGGCCCCCCCTCCCCCTCAGGTGTCTCAGCCCTTGTACGCGCCGAGGAGGCCGCCCAGGATCGCGCTCGCGAACGCACTCGCGAACACAACGATCGCCGAGGCGAGTCCGGCGGTGTCGGTCCCGGTCGAGACTCCCCATGCGATCAAGGAAAGCCCCAGCGCGACCACCCCAGCCACGGCGAAGCCCACGAGATAGACGGTGCGGCGGTCCGCCGAGTCCTGGGGAAAGAGGCTCTTGACCAGTTCCGCCTGCTGCTCGGGAGTCAGCTGCACAGCCGCCTGCTTCGCAACTTCGACTTTCTGTCCCTCGGGGGCGCCAGCGACCGCACTTCCTGCAAGCTGCTCGGGCGAGATGTTGAGCGCGTCCACGTCAGTCTGTTGCGCGGCCGTCAGCATGGGCTCTCCTGGCATCTGGGGGGCTCGGGTCGATGCCGAGGCTATATCGGACCGGCGGCGAGGCGAAACCCCGACAAGGGGTACGAACGCATCGCTAGACCAGCGGAGGCGCTCAAGGCGCAACGTGCCCCGCGCAAGAATCTCGGCTTGCCTCGAGCACCCGCAGGCGGATCCTCGTGATCTTCTCGTCCGGCCTCGCCAAGAAGGTGCTCCGCGGCCAGAAGACCGAGACGCGGCGGCCGGTGAAGCCCCACCACGCCGCGCTGCGCTACCGGCCGGGCCAGAGCCACGCAGTGCAGCCGGGTCGCGGACAGACCTCGCTCGGCCGCATCGTCCTGACCCACGTCAGCCGTGAGCCCGTGACCGCCATCACGGTGGCCGGCGCCGTCGCCGAGGGCTTCGCCGGCGTCGCCGGGTTCGCCCGCCGCTGGTGCGAGCTCTACGACCCGCCGTACCGGGCGGCGCTCGATCTCGCGACCGACCCCGAGGTCCTCGACCGCTTCGAGGCTCGGTTCGGCGACCAGGAGGTCTGGGTGCTGCGGTTCAGGCTGGACCCGTCGGCCGAGCCCCGGATGCTCCACCGGCTCTCGGAGCGTGGCTACACCAGCTCGCCGAGAGACGCCGTGCCCGACGAGCCCGAGGCCGTCGAGGCCGCCTTCCAGGAGCGCCTCACCCACCAGGCCCATCAGCGAGACGAGGAGCGACACACCATGGCGACGAACGACGCACGTGAGCAGCTCGCCGGCGACCTGCGCGACATGACCCTGCGCATGGCCCAGGCCCAGCTCAAGGCGGCCGCCCTGGGGCAGCCGGTGAAGGACGCCATGCGTCTGGCCGCGGTGAACCTCCGCCGTGCTCAGCGCGAGCTCGGCGCCGCGCAGACGCCGGTGACCTGAAGGGGTGGGCCGCGGGGCTACTCATCCGCGCCGCGCTCGTAGCGCTTGAACATCTGGGAGGCGCCCTGCGCGCTCAAGCCCATGGCCGCACCGATCTGGGCCCAGGTCATCCCGTCCTGCTGAGCCCGGGCCATGACGACATCGAGCGCCCTGCGCGCCTCGCGCCGGCGCTTGCGGGCCGCCTCGAGGCGCAACGAGGCCTCGCTGACCTCCCCGCGCGCTTCGTCGTAGTTCCCCTTCGCGATCGTCAGGGGCATGCTCTGGTCAGGTGTCACGGGTGAGCCTCCTCGCCGGTGGTCATGGACCAGTGTAAACGGCTATAGAGAGTGTTGACAAACACTCTACAAAGGTGTTTACTTGCTGCATGGCCACCAAGGAGATCCGCAAGCTCGTCAAGTCGCTCCAGGCGCAGGGCTGGCGTGTCGAGCAGCTCAAGAGCGGTCACTACCGCGCCTACGCTCCCGACGGCGTCGGCATCGTCCACATCCCAGGAACGCCGAGCGACCACCGGAGCCTCCGGAACACGCTCGCGCAGCTCCGCCAGCACGGGTATAAGGACTAGGGGATGGCTGAGTTCACCTTCACGATCAACGTCGACGGCCTGCCTGATCCGCGCCTCGAGGAGCTCGACGACCTGTACGAGGCGCTCGTCGACTACGGCGGGCTCCTCGGCCCTGCCCTCGCAGGCGACCTGTCGACGGGCCGACTGAGCCTGGTCGTCACCGTGGAGGGGAGGAACGAGCAGGCGGCCGGCGCCGTCGCCGGCGCCGCGCTCGGGCATGCACTCATCGCTACAGGCCGCACGCCGACCATCGCGACGGTCTTCCCCGCACTGCCCGTGGCTTCATAGCGTGGCCACGGGGCAGGAGTGGATCGACCAGCTCCACGCGACCATCGTGCGCTTCCAGGAGTCGCGGCAGCTCCATGATGAGGTTCGCGTAACTGTCCGCTTCATGGATGGATTCGAGACCAACGTGCGCTCGGCTATGCCTGCTGACCTCGAGCACCAGGTCGTCCTCGTGCCCGCGCCGCCGCTGAAGCCCGGACAGGATCTCGAGGACGCCTTTGTGCTCCTGGAAGACGGTAGGTACCTCCGGTCGTCGTGGCTCGTGGTCGACGTCGCGAAGATCATGCGCGTCGAGATCGCACGCGAGCGAAGCACCCACGGCGAGCCGCAGCCTGAGCGCAAGGTCGGCTTCTACGTGGATCACGACGCGCCGGAACCTGAGCCTCGACGCCAGGCTTAGCCTCGTGTACCTTGCAGGCCGAGGTCGGCGTCAGGGCCACATCGCCCGGACCACAGCCCGTAGCCCTCGGCATACCCGAGCACGGTGAGCTCCCGATCACTCAGCGTCTGTACCACGCCCGGCTGCCCGGTCCTCGTCGAGAAGCCGGGCGCTTGCGCTGAGCACGAACGCGAGCGCCGCGCGCGCGACAACGCCCGCCGCGGGCCAGCGCGCCAGCGCCCGTACGACGGGAAGTGGAAGACCACCCGAGCAGAGCAGCTGAAGCGCCACCCCTTCTGCCGCGACTGCCTACCAAAGCCGGTGCGCGCCACCGAGGTGCACCACCTGGACGGCCTAGGGCCTGATGGTCCTCTCGGTCATCAGCGCGTCAACCTGGTGAGCCTGTGCAAGGCCCACCACACCGCCCGGACGAACCGCATGCGCACACACTGACCTGCGGTCTACCTTCGACCCCGTGGTCAGGTCAGTGTGGCCATGGAGTTACCCCGGGCCACCAAGGGGCGGAAGCCCCTCAGGGCGCTCCTGGGCAACCCACCGAACTGCACTATGCAGACACTGCTGAGCGGTGCCTTCCATGGCCCACGGGTAGTGGACCTGGGCCCAAACCTCGACACCGCTGTCGAGCGTGACCAGCTGCTCGTATCTCGCCGAGAAGGACTGCTCCCCGGTTGCGCTCGCTCGAAGGCTGCGCTCTGCGCTGATGCGCACCGAGCGGCTGTCCTCCGTGACGACGACGACGATGTCGTCGCCAACGGCTCGCAGCTCCTGAATCTGCGGCCAAGTACTCGGGTCTATCGACAGCACCTCTCTCTCCTCCCCTGAGACTACGGCGGTGAGTCTTGCACGGCGGCGCCAAGGACGGGAAGCCGCAAAGGGGTGGGGGGCGACCCCCAGGACGCTAGAGGTCCTGACGCGGGAGTGAGCGCGGCCCACCATGTACGAGTCCGGGAGTCCCGTGACGGGAACCCGGACAGCTCGACGAAGACCTGCCCGCGACGGGCGGCACCCCCCGCGACGGGAGGATCCCGATGGGCGGACGAGGACCCGCGCCCAAGCCCGCTGCCCAGCGGCGGCGGCGCAACAAGACCGACGAGGCGGCGCTGCCCGCGGGCGGCTACGCCGGCGAGTTCCCCGAGCTGCCGAAGACCTACACCGTGCAGCCGCTGATCGGGCCGCCGAGGAAAGTCAAGTTCCTGGTCGCAACGCGGCGCTGGTACGAGGTCTGGTGCCGATCGCCGATGGCGACCGAGTTCACCGCCGTCCATTTCCTTCGCCTCCAGGAGATCGCGGTGCTGCGCGACGGGTACGAGCGCAGCGCGAGCATCGACTTCCTGAAGGAGATGCGCCTCCAGCTCGCCGGCTTCGGCGGCACGCCGCTCGACCTGCGCCGGCTCGGCCGTCGCATCGAACGCTCCGAGCCCGAGGACGAGCGGCCCAAGGCGCCGGTGCGCCGGCTGCACGCGGTGGACACCGCCGCCGCGTCGTGAGCGACGAGGTCCGCTTCGGCGTCGTCGAGGGTCATCACCACGAGGGATCTGGCGCGGGCCTGGGCAAGCGCCGCCGGCGCGAGGTCATCAACTACCTCGCGTGCCTGAAGGCCTCGCTCAACCTGGGCGACTGGACCATCCAGCTTCACTGGCACGACCCGGCTCCGGACGGCGACCTCGCCGAGATCCAGATCACCGACGGCCGCAAGCTGGCGGTGATCCGCGTGGCCACCGACTTCTTCACGCTCACCGCCGAGGAGCAGAAGCACGCCTTCTGCCACGAGTTGGTGCACTGCCACCTGCACCTCATCCAGGACCAGCTGCGCTGCGACCTCCCCGAGCTCCTCGGCGCCGCCGGGTTCGCGGCGTTCTACGCCTCGAGCGTCCGCGGGATCGAGCACGCGGTGGATGGGATCTCAGTGGCGATCGCGGCGTACATGCCCGACCCGCCGTGGTGCACGTAGCCCAGTGCCATGGCGCGGGCCGGAGGTCCCGGGCGAGTTCCCCACGCTCGGCTTCCAGGTCGCCGACCTCATCGAGGCGACCTGCGCGATCCCCGACGGCGAGCACGCCGGTGAGCCCTACATCCTCACCGACGAGATGTACCGGTTCCTCCTTCACCTCTACCGGGTGGACCCGAAGACCGGCCGACGATTCGTCCACTTCCGCGGCGCCCAGCTGGTGCGCCCGCAGAAGTGGGGCAAGGGCCCCTTTAGCGCGGCGTGGATCTGCGCCGAGGCCTCGCCCGACGGCCCGGTCATCCCCGACGGGTGGGACTCCCACGGTGAGCCGGTCGGCCGGCCGTGGCCGACGCCGTGGATCCAGGTCGCCGCCGTCAGCGAAGACCAGACCGACAACGTCTGGCGCGCGCTGCAGCCGATGATCGAGCTCGGCAGCCTCGCCGCCGACATCCCCGACACCGGCCTGACGCGCATCAACCTTCCCGGCGGAGGGCTGATCGAGCCGGTCACCTTCGCCGCGCGCAGCCGGCTCGGGCAGCGCGTCACCGGGGTGGTCCAGGACGAGACCCACAGCTGGACCACCGAGAACGGCGGCCGGCGCGTCGCCGACAACCAGCGCCGCAACCTCGCCGGCACCGGCGGCCGCTGGCTCGAGACGACCAACGCCTGGGACCCGGCCGAGGAGAGCGTCGCCCAGCAGACCTCCGAGGGTCGCGAGGTCGGCGTCTACTTCGACGACGTGGACCCCGGGCCCGGCTCGATCCGCAACGCCCGCGATCGCCGGCGGATGATCCGCAAGGTCTACGGCGACTCGCTGCGCACGAAGCCCGACGGGCCCGGGTGGGTGGACCCGTTCCGGATCGAGGCCGAGATCGACGCGCTCCTCGGCCGCGATCCCGCCCAGGCCGAGAGGTTCTTCCTCAACCGCAAGCGCGCCGGCGAGGACAGCGCCTTCGACATCGACAAGTGGAAGGCGCTCGCCGACCGCACGCACGAGGTCCCCAAGGGCGCGCTCATCGTCATCGGCGTGGACGGCGCCCGCTTCGACGACGCCCTGGCGATGGTCGCCACCGAGGTCGAGACCGGCTACCAGTGGCCGCTCGGGATCTGGGAGCGGCCCCCGGGCGCCGAGGACGACTACGAGCACCCCTTCGCCGAGATCGACGGCGCGATGACGGATGCCTGGTCGCGCTGGTCGGTGTGGCGGGTCTACATCGACCCCCAGTGGATCGACCACCTGGTGGACGCCTGGCAGGGCCGCTGGGGGACCAAGCGCGTCGTCCCCTGGTACACGAACCGGCCGCGCCAGGTGGCATGGGCGATCCGGAACCTCTCATCGGCGATCAGCTCGGGAGACGTCGGCAACGACGGCGACGCCGATCACGCCCGCCACGTGGGCAACGCGAAGAGGTGGAAGACCAACGTGAAGGACGACGAGGGCAAGCCCATGCACCTGATCGGCAAGGACCGCTCGCACTCGCCGCGCAAGATGGACGGCGCCATGGCCAGCGTGCTCTCGTGGGAGGCGCGCGGTGACGCGATCGCCTCCGGCGCGAAGCGCACCAAGCGGTCGGCGCGGGTCACCTTCCACTGATGGCCGTCGTCGACGTCTCGGCCCTGGCGCCCACCGCCGCGGGCGAGCCCTACAGCCCCGAGTGGTGGCGGGGGCGACTCATCACCAGGATCAACCTGCGGCTCCCGGTCATCGACAAGATCGAGCGCTACTGCAACGGCGAGCACAACATGGCGTTCGCCACGTCGAAGTTCCGCGAGGCCTTCGGCGACCTGCTCAAGCCGCTGCGAGATGACTGGATGCAGATCGTCGTCGAGGCGGCGACCGAGCGCCTGAAGGTCGAGGGCTTCCGCTTCGCGGGCACCGACACCAAGGCCGACGCCGCCGCCTGGGAGATCTGGCAGGCGAACGGCCTCGACGCCCGCGCGGGTCTCGGCCACGACGAGGCCGTGAAGTTCGGCTCGGCCTACGCGGTCGTCGGCGCAGGAGAGAGCGACGATGATCCACCGCGCATCCTCGTGATCCCACCGAGCCGCGCGGCCGTCGAGCATGACCCCTCTGCGCCCATGCATCGCCTCGCAGGCCTGCACACGTGGGTGGATGCGACCGGCGCCAACCGCGCGATGCTCTGGACACCCGAAGGCTGGTGGGAGTGGGCCTCAGCGTCACCGGGACCCACGCCGTCATGGGAGCTCATCGACGAGGGCGAGAACGAGATCGGGGTCGTCCCGATCGTGCCGCTGGCCAACCGGCCGACGCTGAGCCAGCCCGACGGGCGCTCCGACGTCCTGCCGGTCATGCCGATGAACGACGCGATCAACAAGCTCCTGGCCGACCTCATGGTGGCGAGCGAGTTCGCGGCGTTCCGCCAGCGCTGGGCGACGGGCGTCGAGATCCCAACCGACCCCGAGACCGGCGAGCAGCTCGACGAGAACACCTTCATCGCCGGGATCTCGCGCCTCTGGACGTTCGAGCCCAACGACAAGGACGAGCAGCAGGTCCAGATCGGCGAGTTCGCGGCGACCGATCTCTCCAACTACGTGAAGCCGATCGAGCTCATCGTCAGCCACATCTCGGCCCAGACCCGCACACCCCCGCACTACCTGATGGGCTCGATCGTGAACGCCTCGGCCGACGCCCTGCGCGCCGCCGAGGCCGGCCTGGTCTCACGGGTGCGGGCGAAGATGCTGACCTTCGGCGAGGGCTGGGAGGAGACGATGCGGATCGCCTTCGCCTTGAAGGGCGACGATCGTCGCTCAGCCGCGACCGCCTGCGAGGCCATCTGGCGCGACCCCGAGACGCGCACCGAGGGCGAGCGGGTCGACGCGATCACGAAGCTCCAGACGGTCGGCGTGCCCCAGGAGGCCCTCTGGGCGCGGATCCCCGGCGTCAGCCCGCAGGAGATCGAGCGCTGGCGCGTCATGCGCGACCAGGACGCGGTCGCCGCCGGCCTCACCCTCGGGCGCACCACCAACGGCGCGGCGGTCGAGCCGGACGCCCCGCCCGCGCCCGCGCCCACCCCGTGAGCACCCAGGCGCTGCGCCGGGCGGTGGACCAGCACCAGCGGTCCTGGACGACGACGCTGGCGCGCCTATCGCGCCGCTACGCCCGCGATCTGTCGGGCGTGAAGAGCCCGGGCGACGTCGCGCTTGCGCTCGGACGGCTCATCCTCCGGGAGGGGCCGGCGGCGCAGGAGGTCGGCGGCGGCGGGATCGTGGCCGCGGTGAAGGCGGCAGGCCTCGCGCCTCGAGCGATCGTCACCCCGCCGGCGCCGGCGCCTCCCGTGGCGCTCGAGCAGATGGTGCGGCGCTCCTGGATGGCCGCGGCGATCCACCCCGACACCGTCGGCGCGCGCGCCGCGGCGGTGGACCGGATCGTCTCCAACGCGCTCACGCTGGCGTGGCGCGGGGGCTCGGCCGAGCAGATCCGCGCCGAGCCCGAGGTCACCGGCTACCGCCGGGTCGCCAACGACGGCGCCTGCGGCGCATGCCTCGCCCTGCAGGACGGCGCGATCATGGCCGACGACGATCCCTTCGAGGCGCACCCGGGATGCCTGTGCACCGCGGAGCCCGTCGTCAGCGGACTGAACGACCGCTCGTTCGGCCGGCCGACCGGCCAGGAGCGCTTCGACGCGCTCTCGGCGCGCGAGCAGGACCTGATGTTCGCCGGACACGGAGGGGCCGCGAAGGCCGACCTCCTGCGCGCCGGCACGGTCCGGATGGAGGACCTGATCGTGCGCCACCCGCGCCGGCCCGGCCAGACCCCGCTCCTGTCGGAGCGCCCCCTCCACGCCCTGACCTGACGGGCGCAACCGCGCGGCCGCGAGGGCCGTGCCGCTGGACCCCACCCCGAGACGGGAGAGCGACCGATGTCCGAGATGGACGCGCCGATCCGCATGCACGACGTCTGGGTCTTCCCCGATGGCCGCACGATCCCCGTGATCGCCGGCGGCGGTGACGACCCGGACCCGAAGGACCCCCCGGACCCGAAGGACCCTCCCGATCCGAAGGACCCGCCCAAGCCCGATCCGGACAAGCCCGCCGAGGGTGAGGCCGATCTGCCCGACGCGGTCAAGGAGATCCTCGCCAAGGAGCGGCGCGCGCGGCGCGACGCGGAGCGTGCCGCGAAGGCCGCCGAGGCAAAGGCGAAGAAGTACGAGGACGACCAGAAGACCGAGGCCGAGAAGACCGCCGAGCGGGCCGCAACGGCCGAGCGCGAGCGCGACGAGGCCCGGGCGGAGCTGCTGCGCGCGCGTGTGGCGGCACGGGTCGGCCTCCCCGACGAGCTGGTCGATCGCCTTCGAGGCGACACCGAAGAGGCCCTCGAGGACGACGCGAAGTCCCTCCTGGCAGCGATGGGCGAGAAGCCCGGCAAGAAGAAGCCGCCGCCCGCACGGGATGGCGAGACCCCCAAGGCGACCGACCTGGACGCCCAGATCGCCGAGGCCCAGAAGGCCGGCGACTGGAAGCTCGCCATCGAGCTCAAGGCCAGGAAGTCCGCCGCAGCCAAGGAGTAAGAGCGATGCCGGGAATCACCGGACAGGGCACCACCTACAACCTTCCCAACTACACGGGTGAGCTGTTCGGGATCACTCCGGCAGACACCCCGTTCGTCAGCGCCATCGGCGGCCTCTCGGGCGGCAAGTCCGTCAAGGCCACCGAGTGGGAGTGGCAGGCCTACGACCTGCGCGACCCGGCGATCCGCGCCCGCCTCGAGGGCGCCGACGCGCCGAGCGCCGAGGAGCGCACCCGCTTCAACCTCTCCAACGTCGTGCAGATCGCCCAGGAGAAGGTCGAGGTCAGCTACACCAAGCTCGCCGCGACCGGCGCCCACGCCGGCGTCAACACCGACGCCTCGAACCCGGTCACCGACGAGCTCGCGTGGCAGACCATGCAGGCGCTGAAGACGAAGGCGATGGACACCGAGCTCGCCTTCCTCAGCGGCCGCTATGTGAAGCCGTCCGACAACACCACGGCGCGCAAGACCCGTGGCCTGATCGAGGCGATCGAGACCGGCATCCAGGGCATCACGAACGTGAAGAGCATGGCCTCCACCACGCTCACCGCCGTCGCCCTGACGATCTCCAACAACCGCTTCACGAAGAACACCCACGGGCTCGCCAACGACACCGCGGTGGTCGTCGAGGGCGGAGAGCCGGCCGGGTTCGTCGAGGGCAAGACGTACTACGTGGTCGGCCAGAGCACCAACTACTTCTCGCTGGCGCTCACGGTCGGCGGCGCGGCGATCGTGCCGCTCGCCGACGTCGCCTCGGTGAGCGTCCTGGTGCCAGAGACGGCGGACTCCGAGGACGTCCTCGACCTGATGCAGACCATTTGGGAGAACGGCGGCCTGCGCGAGGACGAGGGGCGCACGGCGATCGTGGGCGCCGGCATGAAGCGGCTGCTCACAAACGAGTTCGTGACCGGCAAGGGCTACGACGAGCAGACCCGCAACGTCGGCGGCGTCGACCTCCAGACCATCGAGACCGACTTCGGCCGGCTCAGCCTGATGCTGTCGCGGATCGTCCCGCGCAGCAGCCTGGTGATCGCCTCGATCGAGCAGTGCCAGCCGGTCTTCCTGGAGATCCCCGGCAAGGGCCACCTCTTCCTCGAGGACCTCGCCAAGACGGGCGCCGCCGAGAAGAAGCAGCTCTACGGCGAGATCGGGCTCGAGTACGGCAACCCGATCGCGCACGGTGAGCTGAAGGCGGTGAAGGTCTGATGGGACGCGCCCTCGCCCTGAGGAGCCGGCGCCTCGTCGACCCCTCCAACCCCCCGGACGACCTCAACAGCCGCGACGTGCCGGTCACCCTGGCGCCCGAGCTGCTCGGGCCCACGGTGCTGGCCGCCGCGGTGCCGGCGGTCGGCACGGCCGGCAACGACGGCGTGGCCGTGATCGGCGCGGCGCCCCACGCGGGCACCGTCACGGCGGTCACCTACATCCCGACCGCCGCCATCACCGGCGCGGCCACCAACAACCGCCGCCTGCGCCTGGTGAACAAGGGCCAGGCGGGCGCCGGCACCACGGTCGTCGCCGAGGTGCAGTACGCCTCCGGCGTCAACGCGGCCGCCTACGACGAGAACGCGGTCGCACTGTCGGGGACCCCCGCGAACCTCGTGGTGACCGCAGGCGACGTCCTCGCGTGGGAGTCGACGCACATCAACACCGGCATCACCGACCCGGGCGGCCTCGCGCGGGTCACCCTGGCGCGGGCGTAGGGCCGTGCCGGATCCGGACCCCGCAGCGGAGTTCACGCCCAGCGTCGCTGAGCTGTCGGCTCTGCTGCGGGCCCGGACCAAGAACGCCGTCGGCGGTGAGGGCACCTTCACCGCCGACACCCGGCCCACCAACGACCAGGTCATCGTCCTGATCGACTTCGTCGTCGGCGAGGTCGAGGGCGCCGTCGGGCCCGAGCTGCCCGCGGTCCTGCACCGCCAGGCCAAGCGCTGCATCATGCTCGGCACCGCCGCGCTGGTGGAGCTCTCCTACTTCCCCGAGCAGCAGAACCAGGGGGGCGCGGATCGCTCGGCCGCCGCCTCCTACCGCGAGATGTACGAGACGGCGCTCGGCCGCCTGGCGGCCGCGCGACGGTCGTACAGCCCGAGCGCGAGCGCCGGCGGCGGACGCGGCCTCGGCTCGATGCGCGTGAAGACCCAGGCGACCCTCGACCGCGAGCTGGCCGAGGCGGCCGAGGCGGAGGCCTGATGGAGATCTCCCTGAAGGAGACCGGCTCCGGGCGCATCTCCCTGGAGGTCGGCGAGTGGCGCCGGCGCACGCTCGACATGAGCCCGGCGCTACGACGGATCGCCGAGCACCTGCGCAAGGAGGCCCAAGAGGCCTTCGACAGCTCCGGCGCCAACCTGCCGGCACGCTGGCGGCCGCTCAAGCCGCGCACCATCGCCCGAAAGGCCGACGCGGGCGACGACCGCCGAGTACTCGTCCGCCGCGGCGACCTGATGCGCTCGCTCACCGATGAGCACGACGCGCGCCACATCGAGAAGGTCACGCCCGGCGAGCTCTACTTCGGCACCAGGTCCCCCGTCGCGCGCCTGTCGCGCGCCCAGGGGCGCAACCCGGTCCAGCGGCCGCGCGACACCAGGCCGATCATGGACATCCTCGCCGCCCACATCTCGGGCCGGCTGTGAGCAGCGCCTTCGGCGTCATCGTCACGCCCGACGACGTCGCCCGCGCGGCGATCGCCACCCTGCGGGCGTGGATGCCCTACTACGTGGCCGAGGTCGAGCGACAGCGCGGGCACGTCTCCGGTGACCCGTGGCCGCCCGCGCCGCTCTCCTACACCGCGATCGCCGCCGGCAGCATCACCACCTGGCCTGAGGACAAGCAGCCGGCCGTCGTGGCCATCTGCCCGGGGCTCGCGCGTCAGCCCGAGCTCGACGGCTCGGGGCTCTACCGCGCGACCTGGCGCCTCGGGGTCGGGGTGATGGTGTCGGCCCGCGACATGGACTCGACCGACAGGATGGCCGGCCTGTACGGCGCCGCCGCCCGCGCGGTGATCGTCCAGCACCCCTCCCTCGGCGGCTTCGCGGCGCGGTCGCGGTGGATGGACGAGAGCCTCGACGACGTGCCGGTCGACGCCACGAGGACCCTGCGCGCCGCCGTGGAGGAGTTCGAGGTGGACGTGGACGGGGTCGTGTCCGCGGCCGACGGACCGAGCGAGATCCCCGACCCCGCGCCCGACCCGCACGACGAGTGGCCCGAGTGGCCCATCGCCGACCCCGTGATCGTCACCACCGAGCCGGAGCCCCTGACATGAGCGCCACCCCCCACCGCTCGCACGTGAGCCACGCCCTCTGCCTCTCGACCGGACGGATGCTCGATGTCGGCGAGGTCGCCGAGGTCGATCCGGATGACCCCCACGACGCCGCCCTGATCGCGGCCGGGCATCTGGTCGCCGTCACGCCGAGCTCCGTCTCAACGCCCGCCCCACGCCCACGCCGCAGGCACTCCGAAGGAGGATCAGCATGAGCCCCGTCGCCCCCGGCGTGGTGTTCCGCGACCTGGAGGTCGCGCCCCCCCGCTCCGCCCCGACCGACACCGGCGTGTGGTTCGCCGCCGGAGCCGCCGAGCGCGGGCCGGTCGACCGCTCCGTGGCGCTCACGAGCTTCGCCCAGTTCACCGAGGTCTTCGGCGACCGGGTCTCCTGGAGCGTCCTCGCCGACAGCATCGAGACCTTCTTCCGCGAGGGCGGCGGCACGGCGATCGTCTCCCGCGTGGTCGGACCGACGCCGGTCTACTCGAGCATCACCCTCGAGGCCTCCGGCGCGGTCGACACGCTCACCGTGCGGGCGCTCGAGTACGGCACCTACTGGGACCGGCTCACGGTCCAGGTGGTCGCCGGCGGCGAGGGCGGAACGTTCGTGCTCGTGATCGCCGACCCGAGCGGGGAGCTCGAGCGCTCACCCGACCTGGCCGACATCGCCGCGGCGGTCGCCTGGGGCCTCACCTCGAGCTACGTGCGCTGCATCGCCGTCAGCACCGGGGACCCGGTGGTGGCCGCGGCCACCGCGATGACCGGCGGCAGCGACGACCACGCCTCGATCGTGACGGCCTCCTACACCGCCGCGCTCACCCGCTTCGGGCGCGACCTCGGCCCCGGCCAGGTCTCGGTCCCCGGCGCCACCGCGCAGGCCCTCCAGACCGTCGTGATGGATCACGCGGCGGCCAACAACCGCGTCGCCCTGGTGGACTCCCCCGACACGGCGACCGTCGCCACGATCACCGCGAACGCCGCGGCGCTCGCCGCCCTCGCCACCGCCCGCCACGGCGCCCTCTTCGGTCCGTGGGTGCGGATCCCCGGTCTCGTCGCGGGCACCGTGCGCACGGTGCCCTACTCGGCCCTCCAGGCGGGGCTGATCGCCCGCGCCGACGCCCAGACGGGCCTCGCCACCGAGGCCGCCGCCGGCACGCGCGGCGTGGCCGCCTACGCCCTCGGCCTCTCCCAGACCTACACCGATGCCGAGTACGGCACCCTCAACGAGGCGGGCGTGAGCATGGGCAGGGTCCGCTTCGGCCAGGTCACGACCTATGGCTTCCGCGGACTCGGCTCGGGCGTCTGGACCCAGTTCACCGCGGCGCGACTGCGCATGGCGATCCAGGCCGAGGCCGAGGTGATCGCCACCGAGTTCGTCTTCGCCAAGATCGACGGCCGCGGCCTCACCCAGGCGCGCCTCGGGGGTGCGCTCAACGGGATGCTGCTGCGCTACCACGCGGCGGGCGCCCTCTACGGGGAGACCCCCGACGAGGCCTACTCGGTGGACACCTCCGACGCGGTGAACACCCCCGCTACCAAGGCGGAGGGCGAGCTGCACGCGGTGATCACCGTGCGCGTGAGCCCCTTCGCCGAGCTCGTCGTGATCGAGCTCGTCTCCCTGCCGATCACGGCCCAGGTCTGAGGAGGACATCACCATGGGAATCGGATCTCGCGTCGACCAGTGGCTGGTCACCGCCAACGTCGCCGGCCGCGACCTCGGCCTCTGGAACGCCTCATCGGGCGGCGCGGCCGACTCGGAGGAGCTGGTCGTCCGGGGCCCCACCGGGCAGCGCAAGTCCTACGGCGGCCCGCAGACCGTCGAGAACCTCACGCTCACGCGCACCTACGAGGGCGAGCGCGACAACGAGCTCGAGGCCTGGCTGATCGCGCGCCGCGGCAAGGCGCGCGTCACCGCGGCGCGCCAGCCCAAGGACGCCGACGGAAACGCCTTCGGCCGGCCGATCAGCTACATCGGCACGCTGAAGTCCGTCCAGGCGATCGAGCCCAACTCGAACGAGGCCGGCGAGGTCATGCTCGGCTTCGAGATGACCGTCGAGGAGGTCGCATGACGCCCGACCAGAATCGCGAGAGCGTCCTCGCGCGGATCAGACGCCGCCGCGAGAGCCTCGCCCGCGATCGCCACATCGACATCGACCTGCCCGGGTATGGCGGCGACGTCCTCATGCGCTTCGGGCCGCTCGCCTGGGAGGCGATCGCCGAGATCCAGGAGCGCGTCCAGAAAACGAAGGGCCCCCGGCGTCTGGTGGAGGCTCAGGCCGACTTCCTGATCGCCGCATGCCGGGGGATCCTGTTCCGGGTAGGGGACGACCTGGTGCCCATCGCCGAAGGCGACGAGGTGCGCTTCGACGCGCGTCTCGCAGCGGCGCTCGGACTCAGCGAGTTCGCCACAAGCGCACGCACCGTCCTCTTCGAGGCCTTCGCCCTGACCAACGCCCCAGACCTCGCCGTCGCGACCGTCGCGACAGAGCTCGGGCAATGGATGGGAGAGACCGACGTCGACCTCGACGAGATCCTGCTGGGGGAATAGCGGCCGACCCCGCGATCGAGGGCGCGGCCGCCGCCTGCGAGGTCGGCCTGGACGGGTGGCGGCTGCTCGAGATGACCGACCCGGCTGAGGCCGTGGCGATGGCGGCGGTGATCCAGGCCGCCCAGCGCCAGCGCGACATCTCTCAGAGGAACCTCGCCGTGCGGATCGCGTCGGCGACGTGGGGAGGGAAGATCGAATGACCGCTGAGGAGCTCGCCATCCGCACCAGGGTGCAGGGCGCCCGTGAGGCGGCCGCGGATCTCGACAAGGTCGCGGGCGCCGCCGACCGCGTCGGTCGCGAGACCGACCAGGCCGGCGACAAGGCGCGGCGCAGCGGCCGCCGGCTCTCGCTCTTCGGCCGCACCGCCGAGCGCCAGCGCGGCCCCATCTCTTCGCTCACCCGCTCGGTGCTCGGCTTCACGGGCGCCTTCGCCGCGATCTCGGGCCTGAAGGCGTCGGTGGACGTGACCGAGGACCTCGGCAAGGGAGCGCTGGGCCTCGCGCGCAACCTCGGCCTCGCCGACGAGGAGGCTGTGCGCTGGGCCGGCACGGCGAAGCTGCGCGGGATCGACACCGCGGCGCTCGGCAAGTCGGGCGCCTTCCTCGGCAAGCAGATGCTCGCGGCGGCGGGCGGCTCGAAGGAGGCCAACGCGGCCTTCCGGGCCCTCGGCGTCTCGCAGGAGACGATCAGGAAGGGCAACTTCACCGACGTCATGATGGAAATGGCGGACGGCTACAAGAAGATGCCCGCCGGAGTGCGACGCACTGCGATCGCCCAGAAGCTCATGAGCCGCGGCGCGGCCTCGCTCACTCCTCTGCTCTCGTCCGGGTCGAAAGGCCTCTCCGAGCAGCTCGGCCTGATGGACAAGTACGGCGTCACCGCCCTCGCCGCGGGCAAGGGCGGCATCGTCAAGTTCCTCGAGGCTCAGCGCGAGTCGAAGGCAGCCACGCTCGGCCTGCAGGTGGCGATCGGCACCACGCTGATCCCCGTCCTCACCAAGCTCCTGGAGTTCATCCCCTGGCTCGCCGAGCAGATCCGCGAGGGCGACGGCGCCTTCGGGATCTTGAAGTCGACGCTCGAGGGCGTGGGTGGCGTCATCGAGACGGTCACGGGCTTCTTCGAGAGGAACGAGCTGGCCGCGAAGATCCTCACGGGCGCAATGATCGGCCTGGCCACCGCGTTCGGGATCGCCAAGATCATCCAGACGGTCACCAAGGCCGTCGCGTTCTTCAACGCGACGCTCCTCATGAACCCGATCGTGATGATCATCGTGGGCCTGGTCCTCCTCGGAATCGGCCTGGTGATCGCCTACAAGAAGTTCAAGGTCTTCCGCGACGTCGTCGACGGGGTCTTCTCGTGGGTCCGCGACAACTGGCCGCTGCTGCTGGCCATCATCACCGGGCCGATCGGGCTGGCGGTGTTCCTGATCGTCCGCCACTGGGACTCGATCAAGGCCGGCGCCGGCGCCGCCGTCGGCTGGATCAAGGAGAAGTTCGGCAGCCTGATCGGCTTCTTCACGGACCTGCCGGGACGCCTGAAGGCCGCCGGCGGGGGGATCTTCAGCTGGGTCGTCGGCGCGGCCAAGTCCGTGATGAACCTCGTGATCGACGCCATCAACGACGCCCTCAACCTGGTGGTCGATCACTGGCCGGATGTGCCAGGGTTGCCGGGTCCCCCCTACGGCCGCGACCCGATCCCGAGGCTCTTCGCCGGGGGCACGATCACACGACCCGGCCTCAGCTGGGTCGGCGAGCGCGGCCCCGAGCTGCTCAGCCTGCCTGCGGGCGCATCTGTCTGGCCGCGCTCGCGCGCCGCCCTGTCCTCACCCCTGCCCGTAGGCGGCGCCGTTGCCGCGGGCGGAGGCGAGGTCGTCGTACACACTCACCTCCACCTCGACGGCCGCGAAGTAGCGGTCGTGACCAACCGCCATGTGGCGGCCGCCACTGCCCGCCGGTGAGCGACGTCGTCATCACCAGCCGGGCGCCGGCCTTGCGCATCCGCGCGATCCTCGACCCCGACGCGCCCCCGAAGCTCGTGCTCGCGCCCGGGTGGCAGGAGAACGCCCGCCCCCGCAAGGTCGGCTTCGCCGAGTGGACCGGCCGCGGCGTGCCCCGCCTGGCGCTCGGGCTGCTGCTGGAGGGCTGGGCCGATCAGGCCGACCAGGAGCCGGCTATCCGCGCCCTGGAGCGGCTGACCGAGCCCTCGCCCCAGTCGGCCGGGCAGCCTCCCGTGGTCCGGGTCTCCGGCACCGGGGTGCCCTGCTCACCCCAGGCCGAGTGGGTGCTCGAGGGGATCGAGTTCGGCGACGTCGTCGAGCGGCGCGCCGACGGCCGCCGCGTGCGCCAGTCGGTGAGCGTCACGCTGATGCGGTACTCGGAGCCCGAGATCGCCTTCGCCGACTCGGCGTCGGCGCGGGCAGCGCAGGCGGCCGCGAAGGCCGCGCGCACGATCACCGCCCGCGCCGGCGACACGATGTCGAGGATCGCCGCCCGCGAGCTCGGCAAGGCCTCACGGTGGCAGGAGATCCGGGCGCTTAACCCGGCGCTCAAGGATCCCTCGCGCGCGATCAAGGCCGGGACGCCCGTGAAGGTGCCGGCCAGGTGAGCACCGCCCTCACCGCCCGCCAGGCGCTCGAGCGCGCCTCGCGCCCGCAGGCCATCCTCGACCGGCGCCCCGCCGGAGACCTCACCGCACCCAAGATCCTGCTGCGCGGCAAGGAGCTCTCGGGCGACATCACCGCGGTGATGACCGATCCGCCTCGCCTCGAGCGGACGATCTCCGGAGCATCGACCCTGAGCATCACCGTCGCCGACGCCGACCGGACACTCGTGCGATCGCGCCTCGCCTCCGAGCGGTCGGTGATCACCCTCGACACGCTCTCGTTCGAGCTCGCCCGGGTGAGCAAGCAGGGCCCGCGCCTGACCCTCACCTTCGAGGACGAGGAGGTGGCCATCCTGCGGCGCCAGCGCAAGCCGCTCAAGGCACGCCGCGGCCCGAAGATGACGCGGGCCCAGTTCGTCCAGCGCCTGGTCGCCGAGCCCAAGCGCAAGCGGATCGGCTTCTTCTGCCCGGAGCTCACCGTGCGCCAGCCCGTCGAGACCGCCGAGGCCGAGACCGGCGTGCGTGTCGAGCCCTACGAGTTCACCCGCGGCGAGCCCGGGCAGCCCGAGGACTCCTGGACCGCGGTGCAGCGCCTCGCCGACGAGGTGGGCTGGCGCTGCTTCATGGTCGCCGGGGTCTGCTGGTACATCTCCGACCGGGCCCTGATGGCACTCGCGCCGGCGATGGTGATCAGCGAGGACAGCGCCGGCATCGACGACATCGACTTCGACCACGACATCGGCCTGCCGGTCGCCGAGGCCCGCCTGACCTGCCAGGCCGAGCGGTGGGCGGCGCCGCCGGGGTCGATCGTCGAGGTCACGAGACTCGGGCCCGCGAGCGGGCGCTGGATCGTCTCCGACATCGGCCGCTACCTGTCGAGCGTGATGACCGACATCACCCTCACCCGACGCCGGCCCACCCTCCCGGAACCGGCCGCCTCGAGCGCGAGCTCGTCCTCGGGCGAGCAGGGTCTCTCGGGCGGCGTGCCGGCGTCGGTCGCCAGGGCCTACGCGCGGGCCGAGACCATCCACGGCTTCCGCGACGGCTACGTGCGCGGCGGCGGCCACGGCGGCTTCGGCAACGGACCCTACGACTGCTCGGGTGGCGTCAGCGACGTCCTGCACGCCGGCGGGATGCTCTCGGCCCCCCTGGCCACAGGCGGCCTGCTCGGCTGGGGTGAGGCCGGCCAGGGGCGCTACATGACGGTCTGGGTCAAGGACACGCCCGGATCACCCTTCTCGGGCTCGCACACCTTCATAGAGTTCGCCGTCGGGCGCCAGCGCTGGTTCGAGGCCGGCGGCACCAGCGGCGCGCTGACGGGATGGCGGGCGTCCAAGTCGACCGCCGGCTACACGGCTCGACGCTGGCCCGGAACGTGAGCTCGCGCCTCGGCGCCCTGGTTCCCCCGCGCCGGCCGGCGCCTGCGGGGCCCTTCACCGCTCGAGTCCTCACCACCGCCACCGAGGCCGCTGACGAGGTCCTCGTCTCGATCACGGCTCGGGGCGCCCTCGAGGAGTGGGGACCGTGCCCCTGGGCGCCGCGCGTCGACGACGCCGGCGCCGCCGTCTACCCGGCCACCGGCGACCGCGCGCTCGTCCTGCTCGACGAGACCGGCGCGCCCTGGATCATCGCCTGGGAGCCAGCCTGATGCCCGACCACTTCGCGCTGCCCTTCCGCCTCGTGGGCGGGCGCGCGGCCGTCATCGAGCAGGACACCGACGCGGAGATCCGGCAGTGTGCCCGCGTGGCGCTGATGTGCCCCCAGGGGGCCCGCCTCGAGCTGCCGTCCTTCGGGCTCCCGGACCAGACCTTCCGGGTCGGTGGTCCGGATCTCGCCTCGATCGAGCGCACGCTCGACACCTGGGAGCCGAGGGCCAGGGCCCAGGCCTCAGGCGATGACGGGCGCCTCGACGAGTGGGTCGCCCAGGTGCTCGTCGGGATCTCGCAGGCGGCCGCCTGATGGACGCCTATATCTCGTATCCGATCCAGACCGACCCCCAGGTGCTCGCCCAGGAGGCCTTCGACTACCTCGCCGAGCAGATGCCCGGATGGGTGCCGGCACCGGGCAACCTGGAGTCGTGGGTGATCGAAGCCGCGGCGCGCATGGTGGCAGAGGCCCAGGCCGTGGCCAGCGACGTTCCGCGTAGCATCCTGCGCTACGTCGGCGCGAACCTCTACGGCCTGCCGCCCGTCGATGCCGCGGCCGCCTCGGCCACGTCCACGTGGACCATGACCGACGACGCCGGGTACACGATCCCGGAGGGGACCCTGGTCGGCCTGCGCGCCGCCGGCGACGTCCTCGTCGGTTTCGCGACGTCGGCCGACGTGGTCATCCCCCCGGGCTCGACGGCGACGGCGGCGGGCGAGGTGGCCTTGGTGGCCGTCGACCCCGGCGCCCAGGGCTCCGGCCTGTCGGGGACGCCCGAGCTGATCGACGCCCTGGCCTTCGTCGCCGCCATCGCCCTGGTGGGGACCACCACCGGCGGAGCCGACGCCGAGAGCGACGACGACTACCTCGACCGGCTCTCACGCGAGCTCGAGCTGATGACGCCGACGCCGATCCTGCCGGACGAGTTCGCGGTGCTGGCCCGGCGCATCGCCGGCGTCGAGCGCGCGGCCGCCATCGACGGCTACGACCCCGGCGACGAGAGCACCGACAACGAGCGCATGATCACGGTCTTCCCGATCGACGCCACAGGTGAGCCGGTCTCCGGAGGCACCAAGACGGCGATCGCAGCGCTCCTGGAGTCGATGCGCGAGGTCAACTTCGTGGTGCACGTCGCCGACCCGGACTACGTCGAGATCGACGTCGCCTACACGGCGGTCTGCTTCAGCGCCTTCGACCCCGCCGACGTGGAGGCGCGCATCGACGCGGCGCTCGAGGCCTTCCTCTCCCCGGGCAACTGGGGCCGGCCCGACTTCGGCGACGTGTCCGGCCCGACCTGGATCAACGAGCCGGTGGTGCGCTTCCTCGAGGTCGCGAGCCTGATCGACCGCGTCGAGGGGGTCCGCTACGTGGCGACCCTCACCGTCGACGGCGGCACTGCGGACGTGACGCTCTCGTCGACCGCGGTGGGCCTTCCGCGCCCGGGGACCATCGGTGGCTCGGTGAGCGCCGGCTGATCCAGCCGCCCGCGGCCGCGCCGCGGCCGCCCGAGTCACCTGCACGTGCCCGCTTCACGCCCTGGAGGTGCTGGTCGATGACCGATTGCCTGTGGATCCTCTACCCCGGCTCGACCGGCGAGTACGGCGGCCGCGCATGGGCCTCGTCCGCCGAGGAGGCGCTCGAGGCGATCGTCACAGCCCACGGGGCGGGCGGCGCTGAGGAGGCCGCGGTCCGCGCGGCGGTCTCCCCTGACGACCTCGTGCGCGCGAGCGCCGACGAGATCGCCTTCACGCGAAACGCGGCCGGCTGATGGCCGAGCTCCTGACACGACCCGCACGCGCCAACTGGGGAGGTCTCCAGGGCGGCTCCGGAGATGGCTCGCGCATCCGCGACGACTTCACGGTCCTGCCGCCCGAGGCCCGCTGGGACCGCTCGATCCGCTGTGAGCGCCGTCAGGGGGACGTCGCGCCGTGGGCGTCGAACGTCTCGGTGGCGCAGGTGCAGGCGTCGAACCACCACTCGCCAGGGCAGTCGCGGTGGATCTCGCTCTGGACCCGCATCGACCAGCTCGCGACCTACTCCGGCCTCGACTTCCACATGCTCCACGAGGTCCACTCTCAGGGCGCCGGGACATCCGCGCCGTGGGCCGAGAACGTCACGACGGGACCACTGCAGCGCCAGCTCCGGCGCACGCCGACGGGCTTCAATCACGTCTGGCCCGCGGCGGCGCGGACGCCGCTCGTCCTCGGCGCGTGGTACTGGGCGGCCTTCGGCTGCTCGCACACCACGGGCACGGGCGGCTTCTTCGAGATGCTGCTCAACGGAAACGACCCGATCTACTCGCAGACGGGCATCCGGACCTCTGACGACGGGACGGCGTGGTACCCGAAGATCGGGGGCTACACCTGGGCCTCGACCCCGGGCACGGACGTCTTCTACATCGCCGGGTGGTCGCTGCACGACTCGCGGCCGACCTTCCCGGGCTCCGCCCCCCCGGTGGACACGCCCTCGGTCTCGATCATCGTCCCGACCGCTGGGCAGATCCTCGTCGGAACGCTGCCCTACGAGGTGGACGTCGAGAACGCGCCGCCAGGGAGCACGCTCTACACCGGCCTCGGCGCGCTCGGGGTCTTCGACGCCGACTCCGCGCTCTCGGGCGACTCGACCCAGACCGGCGCGCTCAACCTGGCAGGCGCTCCGGCGGGCGGCCGCGAGGACGGCTTCTACACCGCGCTCCACGACGCGTCCGGCACGCAGCTCGCGACGGACGGCTTCATCGTCTCGGTCTTCCCCGAGGAGGAGGACCCGCCGCCCGTCGAGGACATCGCGATCGGGTTCGACTCGGTCGGCGACGACGCGAGCACCTTCGCGCTCGAGTACGCCGACCCGGACGAGGTGACGATCGGCGCCGACGACGTGATCGCGCGGATCCCGACCGGCTCCTACGACCCGGACTCGCGGGACGCGGTCGCGCTGCTGCTCGCCCGTGGGTTCTCGGTCACGCCGCCCTTCCACTTCTTCCACAAGGTCACCGGCGAGCGCCTCGAAAAGCGCCCCAACGGCACCTTCACCCCCTACTCCGGGAGCTGACATGGCCAAGAGCGCAGTGCACGCGCGGGCGTGCGAGGACTACCTGCGGGGGACGGTGATGCCCACCCCGCCGACGGCGATGTGGCTCGGGCTGCTCGACAACACCGGCACCGAGCTGGCCTACGCCGGCTACGTGCGCCAAGAGGTCGACGCCGACGAGGCGACCTGGGGAGCGAACGGCGCGCCTCTCGACCTCCAGGTCCCCGTGCCCTTCCCCGGTCCGACGACGGGCGGCCCGCACAACCAGGCCGTCAAGGGGCGGCTCTTCAAGGCGTCGTCCGGGGCTCCCTACTGGTTCGACGGCACGCTCACCACGCCCCGGACACCCGTCAACGGCCAGGACTTCGTCGTCCCGGCCGGCGGGATCACCCACACGGAGAACCCCGCCCCCTGATGCCCGTGCCCTTCGGCACCGGGCCGATCCTCGCGTCCTTCGACTTCGACGCCTACTCGAACGGCAACCTCCGCGACGACGCCGCCTGGGACGGGCCCTTCATCGCCGGAAACGGCGATCTCCAGGTCACATCGGGCGACGTCACCCACGGGTCGGAGGGGAACTACCGCGACGCCTACACGGTCGCGGCCTACGGCGACGGCGACTACATCCTGCGCGTGCCGACCCTCCCGGCCGACACGCGGCGGCTCTTCTTCCACATCGCCGGGAGGCAGCCGGGGGCGGGAGCCGACTCGTGGACCCTCGACTTCGCGCGGCAGGCGGGCGTCGCGGATCGCTGGCGGCTGCGCGAGCTCGTCAATGCGGTGCTGCAGACCGCGATCGTCGACACGAACCTCGAGGGCGCGAACGGGATGCTCCTCGGCGTCCGCCTCGACGGGACGACGATCTCGGCGTGGACCGACATCACCGCGTCGGGCACGTTCACTCAGCTCGGGACCGATCAGACGATCGCCGCCCCGGGCACGGGCTCGATCGCCATCGAAAGCAACGGCGGCGCCCTGGTGGTCAACCTCGTCCAGCACCGGGCCCTGAACGTCGCTCCGCCGATCGCCCCTGCCCAGCGCCGTTTCCAGCATCTACTCGTGAGGTGATCCAGTGGGCCGCGTCTACACCCTGACCTTCGACGGCTCGACGATCGCGGCCGCCTCGGGCGACTACGACCTCTTCGAGATCGCGCCCGCCGACGACAACCCGGTGGCGCTCCACGGGCTCCACCTCGGCCAGACCTCGGAGCTCGGCGACGCCGCCGAGGAGCAGATGCGCGTATCGATCGTCCGCGGCAACGCGACCGGCGGCAACGGCGCTGCGACGACGCCGCGACCGCTGAACCCCAACGACGTTGCCGCGGCCGCCGTCTGCGAGACGGTCGGCTCGACTCCTGCGTCGACGGGCACGCCCCTCACGCTCGACATCCACACCTTCAACCTCCGCGCGGGCCTCGAGGTCTGGTGGCCGCCGGAGTGCCGCCCGAAGGCCACCCAGGCTCAGGGGCTCATCGTCGTGAGGATGCTGACCACGGTCGCCGACGACATCACCCTCGCGGGCACGCTCTACTTCGAGGAGCTCGTCTAGTCTCCATGAGCACCGGCGTCTATCGAGCGCCGTGGCGCCCCGCCCCGCGCACCGTGCGGTGGGTTCCCGGCGCCCCGGTCAACCTCGTCGAGGTCGGCTTCGCCTCGGTGGGGGACGACGCCTCGACCTTCGGGCTCGAGTACTCCCCCGCGACGATCGGCTTCGCCTCGGTGGGCTCCGACCTTAGCGTCTTCTCCGGCCTGAGCGTCGTCGAGCCGCCGGAGGTCGTCCCGACCACGCTCGGCGACGAGCTCTTCGCGGGGCTGTGGCCGATCCACGAGGAGCGCTGGAGCCGTGGCTGACGAGAGCCTGCTCGCCTTCTGCCGCGCCCTCCTGCACCCGCTGGAGCGCACCAGCGCGCTGATCCGGGACAGCGACGCCGGGCCGGGGTGGTCGGCGCTGCTCGACCCCTCTCGCGCGCCGGCGTCCGCGCTGCCCTACCTCGCCCAGTTCGTCGGCGTAAGGGTGACCCGCGGCGCGGCCTCGGGGCAGCAGCGTGAGGAGATCGTGAACGCGGCAGGCTTCCGCCGCGGCCGGCCCGCCTCGATCGTCGCCGCCGTCGCCGCCACGCTCACCGGCGACCGGACCGTCATCCTCACCGAGCGCGTCGACGGCGAGGCCTACCAGCTGCTGGTCCAGACCTACACGGATCAGACCCCCGATGCGGCGGCGGCCGAGGCGGCGGCCCGCGCGCAGAAGCCGGCGGGGATCGTCCTCACCTTCGAGGTCGTGGACGGCCAGACCTACGCCCAGCTGGCCGGCCGCTTCGAGACCTACGCCGACCTCGCCGCCGAGTACGCCGACTACGCCGAGATGGCGTCCGACACCCCATAGGAGGGTTCGATGCCGCTGACATCCCGCCTGGCGCTTCCGAGCCCGGCCAACAGCGACGCCGTCGCCGTCCCGGCGGACATCCTCGCCCTCGCCCAGGCCCTCGACCCGGTGGCGGTGACCTTCGACGCCGGCACGCTCGCGAGCCGCCCGGCGGCGGGCCAGGCGGGTCGCCTCTGGTACGCCACGAACACGGGCGTGCTCTCCTGGGACACCGGGACCGCCTGGGTCGACGTGAACCCGAGCGGCGTGGTGGACGGAGCGGCGGGCGTCGGGACCCTGCGCACCCTCGGCGCGGGAGCGCTGCAGGCGACCGCGGGCAACGACGCCCGCCTGTCCGACCAGAGGACGCCCACTGACGGCTCGGTGACCGCCGCCAAGGTGGCCAACGCCCTCAAGCCCTCCGCCGGCGCCGCCGGCTCGACGGAGACCCTGCGCGCCCTCGGCACCGCGGCCGGGACCGCGGCCGCCGGCTCGCACAAGAGCCAGCACCAAGACGGCGGCGCGGACGAGTTCTCTGATCTCAGCATCGGGTTCCGGAAGATCAAGGAGGGCCCCTTCTGGATGGGCGGGGGCGCCGGGAACCTGGCCGTCGGCGACGCGATCCTGCCGCTGGCCCCGAACGGCACGCTCACACCTCGGGGTGGCGCGAGCGGATTCTGGAGCGCGGGCAACCCGAGTCAGATCAACGTCTCGATCTCCGGGCTCTACGTCGTCAACGCCGGGCTCGACATCACTCACACCGCCGGTCTGGCCTGGGCCGTGCTCGGGATCCTGATCAACGACGTGGATATCGCGGGAGACAGCAAGACCACTGGGTTCCAGGGCGGGCTTGTCAGGCTCAACACCCAGTGGACGCAGTGGCTTGGTGGCGGGTCGAAGGTGCAGATCAGCCGCGCTGTGGAGCGCGCCACCGAGGCCGCCGACTGGACGCTCCAGGTCGTCCGGGTCGGATCGTGACCGGCCACGATGTCTCACTGATCCTCGACGCGATCGCCGGCGTCCGTGACGACGTCGCCGAGGTGAAGGGCGAGGTCCGCGACGTGAAGCGCGAGGCCGAGGCGACCAACGGCCGGCTGCGCAAGCTCGAGCTGTGGCGCCACGGCCTGGAGGCGGTCGAGCAGGCCAACTCGTGGATCCGACCAGCCCTGGTGGGTCTCATCTCCGGCGGGGCGCTGACGGTCCTCGCCTTCCTGATCAACCGATAGGAGCGCCCATGCGCGTCCTCAGACTGACCTCGCCGCCGATGAGCGGCGACGACGTGATGGTCGTCCAGGAGGTGCTGAACGCCTCGACCGAGGTCCCGGCAGGCGTCCTCACCGACGGCGTCTACGGCCCCGCGACCGGCTCGGCGGTGAAGGCCTGGAAGTACCGCGCTGGCGCCCCGCGCGAGGCCGTCAACTCAGGCCTCGGCCTCGAGGCCCAGCGGGTGCTCCTTCGCGCCAAGGACGCGAAGCTGCCGCCCGCCTGGGCGGCCCGCCGCATCGCCCGCCTGAGGATCGGCTTCAAGCCCGGGTGGGGCATCCCGAAGATCGTCGAGGGCATCGGCGTGCGGGCACTCGGCTACGGCGAGCAGTTCGTCGGCCTCACCGAGAGCCCGCCCGGGTCGAACAAGATCCCGGCGCTCGTCTCCGAGGGGCGGCGCCTGGGCGTGCCCTCCGCCGGGATGGGGTTCCCTTTCTGCGCCTACTTCTTCTTCCTGTGCTCCCTGGCGGTCGGTGGGAAGGCCGCCCGTGCGGGCCTCGTCGAGGAGCGCTTCAACGCCCTCTTCACGCCGGAGATCGGCGCGGTCGCGAACGCATCACAGCACCACCTGATGACGATCGGCGCCTCCCAGGTGCGCCCCGGCGACGGGGCCCTCTTCAACTTCGACGGCGGGCAGATCGACCACATCGGCCGGGTCGTGCGCGTGGCCGGCGGCCGGGTGTACCTGGAGGGCAACACCAGCTTCGGCCCCGGCGGCTCGCAGTCCAACGGCGGCGCGATCGCGATGCGGACCGACCGCTCGCTCGAGCTGATCCAGCAGTTCTTCCGCGAGGTCGCCTAGCCCACTCGGGCCTGGCCTCCGTCCTCACCGAGAAGGAGATCGAGATGAAGCGATTCTCGAAGGCCATCAGCGCCGGCGTCGCCGGCTCCGTCGCGGCCGGAGCCGCCCTCCTGGCCTCCGGCGCCGGCACCGACTGGAAGACGCTCGGCCTGGCGGTCGCCGGCGGCTTCTTCACCGGCTTCGCGACGGCCTGGTCGCCGGCGAACGCTCCCGGCTGAGACCCGGCCCAACAGCAGGAACCGCGGTCCCACAGGGGGCGTCCATCCGGGCGCCCCTGTTGTCGTCGATGCCAGTTCCTCGCCATCGGCCCGGATCCCCTGGCACGTTCGGCTCAAGCGCGTCTTGACTAGACGTCGAGTGAGAATTGCCCTATAAGATACATCCGATGGAGACACCTCGATTCTTCTTCCACGACGTCTGGCCCGAAGTGCGGGACGTGGTGCGTGTGGTGGAACAGGCGATGGCTGGGGCGATTCCCCGGGCGGCCGAGTTCCACCGCGCTGAAGGCTGGTCACCGAAGGCCGATCCACACTTCTTCAGCGCGCTGGTGCGACGAACGGCGATGCAGGAGCTCAAGAGTCTCGATCCCGCTTTGGAGGACGAGGACAATTTAGGACAGGCGATGAGCGGACTGATCGTCGCCGTCGAAGGCAAGCGCCTCGATTGCCGGTTCACCATTCGGGTCTGGAAGGCGCACGAGGGTGATCCCCCACGCATGGCGACTGCGCGGCGCCAGCGGTTCTGCTCCCAGGAGCGATCTTCCCAGGAGCGGTTGGTCATCGGGGACGCCGGAGATCCTGCTCGCACCTGCAATCTCATCCTTCTCTGGGACTCCGATGGGGCAGATCTCACGCTGCTCGACATCATTCGCCCCTGGAACACCTACAAGGACGAGGTGCTGGTCGACTGGCGCCAACCCATACTCGGGGTGACCCAGGAGGAGACGGGCGAGCCCGAGGAAGACCTGCCGTATGGCCAGGACGAGCGGGACGCCAGAGACGCCGAGTCTTAGGTGGTCGGCGCACGACTGAAGCAGGCTCGCGAACTGGCGGGCTTAACACAGAGCGCCCTCGCTCGGAAGATCGATTCGAAGCAGCCGCACATCTCTGCCGCCGAGAACGATGTCCGGCCACTCTCTCCGGAGCTTCTGACACGCGTCGCTGAGGTCACTGGTTTCCCGACTGGGTTCTTCGAGCGCCGAGGCGAAGTCGAAAACCTTCACCTGACCGTTGCCTTGCGCTCCAAGGCGAGTCTCACCGCCACCGAGAGACATCGGGCGATGAGGGCTGCAGAGTTGGTTCTCGATCAGATGATCAGCATGCGCGAGCGCGTCGGTCCTCTCCCCCTGCGAATCGGGTCAGGCCCGCGGACGACCGAGGAGGCAGTTCACGAGCTCCGCAGCGTGCTGGGGCTCGACCCGAATGAGCCGGTTACCAACCTCCTCCTACGGCTCGAGCGCGCGGGCGTCCTCGTTCTATGCGTGCCTCTTGCCGCTGGCCCGCTCGACGCGTTCAGCGACTGGGTGGGGCGGGATGCCGTGATGTGGCTGTTGGACACCTCTGCCGGCGACCGCCAGAACTGGTCCGTAGCCCATGAGATGGGGCACCTGCTGATGCGTTCGCGGGACTGCGACATCGCCGATGGCTTCGCGCGCCGCTTTCTGCTCCCTGAGAGCGCTCTCACCACGGTGGATGAAGCCACCACGCTCCAGGAGTACGCGCTTCTCAAACGGCATTGGCAGGTCTCGATGCAAGCCTTGGTCAGGTCCGCGTTCGTGTATGGAGCCATCTCCAAGGATCGGTATCACGGCCTCTTTCGCCAGATGAGTGCACGGGGTGAGCGCCTCCGGGAGAGACTCGCGGTGGCGCCGCAGAAGCCGCGAGGCTTCCGGAAACTGGCCGAGGAACTATGGGGGCCATCCCCCGTGCCCGCGCTCTCCACCGATGCACAGTGGCCCGAGACCTTCGCCGCCGATGTTCTTTCACGTCACGCCACAGCGGCAGAGTTGCCTAGCCGTCGACGTAGAGTGGCGGGCGAGAGCCTGGGCAACGTCATCGAGCTGAAGGCGAGGAGACCCTGATGGCGCAGCAGTTCGACATGAAGCTGGCGGTACAGTCAGCCAACGAGTTGGCTGGCCACTTGGACGCCGCGTTGGAGGCCGCCCAGCGTCTCATCGATGCGGCCGGGGGTTCCGGCAAGAACCCGATTGGATCTCAGGCGTACACCATCAGGCGAGTACTCGAGCCCTTGGCCTCCCTGAGCAAGGCACTAGCCGAACGCGGCGAGGTGCATCGGGACAAGTAGTCGGACGCGGACCGACCACGCGCCCGGCTCTTTGTCGTCGCCACGCGACGGCTCGACCCCCGATGTGTGGCAGACCGCCTGCTCCACGATCGTGGCCAGGCCTCGCTCGAGCGGTGGGCATCTTGTCCATGACCCCCCGCCGCGGGAGACCGGCTGGCCGATGCATGAAGCACTGACTCATCCGCGAAGGAGCCAGCTCATGGTCGCCACTGCGCACCTCCTCGGCCGCTCGGAAGAGGCCGGCGTAGCCCAGTTCCGCTACGAGATCTTGACAGCCACGACCATCCACCCCGCCGCCGTCCGAGTGCTGGAGCGGGCGTTCTCACGGCTGGGGCTTGGTGGCGATCGCTGCATACAGGGGGCTGATGTCTCGACCTCAGGCGGCTGCATCCTCGTCGCGTTCGACCTCTCGCGCGGGGGACGGCGCTCGGTTCGCAGGGCCGAGGACGCCTTCGCCGCGCTGTGGTACGACGCATTCGGTGAGCCCGCCCCGCCCCACACCGGTCACATGATCGAACGGCAACCTGCTGAGCCCGACTCCTCAGCCCCCTCGAGCTGGCGCACCGCACGACCGTCGGGGCTCCTACGCTCGTTCTCGCTCGAGGATCGGCAGGTGGCCGGCTGAGGCCCGATCGTTGTCGATCGAGGTCCTAGCGAGCTGTCGGGGGAGCGCCTCCGGGCCGCCCCCGACGGATGCTCCTGGGCATCAGCTGGCTGGCCTGCAGCGTCGCGCAGTGCCGCCGGTAGTCCTCGGCCGTCCACCGGTCGAGGACGTCGTCCAACTGGTCCCACTCGACGTGGAGGTCCGCGGCGAACTTCTTGCATGCACTGCGGCTCTGCTGCGCCAGCGTGCAGTCGAGAAGCAAGGTGACGCTGCAGCGCTTGCCGTCGGCCGAGGTGACGGCGATGGAGAAGACCTTGTGGTCGCCGCGCCCGCCGCGGGCACCGCGAGATGCGACCTGATCAGCTGCTAAGCGCTCGAAGCAGCGACGGAAGCGCCTGGTGTCGATGGGGCCTGGCCCTGGCGCTCCCACTGCCACCTAGAGGCCCTCAGCCCTCTGCCGCGGCGACCAGGAAGACGTCCGCTCGCCCAGCATCGGATCCGCTCGGCGACGCGCGGAGTCCGCTGCAGCAGGTCTCCGGTGAACTCCTGGTGCCTGACGAATACCGGCCCCATGTGCTGAAGGATGAGGTTGCGAACGTCCAGCTCGTGCTCGGTGATCTCTCTGTCGGGGATGCTTGAGAGAAAAACGAGCAGGTCGAGCACCATGCATCCTAGCTTGCAGGCTGCATCTTCCTGGCTCGGCGCGGCGGCCAAGAGGTCGAGCTCGTCGATGGTCAGGTGGTGAAGGTCGTCCTCCACCCATGAGGTACCGCTGAAGACCGGCTCCCCGTACCACGCGAACACACCGGGTGTGCCCTCGGCGTCGTTCATCGGCCCCCCTCGCCACGGCCTCCGTGCCCATCTCCGTGGATGCTTGTGGCCATCAAGATCGGCCGCAACTGCCCCGAGGATAACCCCCTGGGCAGGGGTCATGTAAAGCATCGTGTTGCAGGGCGACCAGGCTCACGCTCGACGCAACCCTGAGATGCATGCGCCCCCGAGCGCCTCTCCGCTCACTGTTGGCCTCCTGGTCCGCGGTGCAGTAGCTCCTCGGTGAGCCTGATCGTCTTCTCGATCTCGGCCTGCTGCTCCCTCGTCAGCCCGCCGAGCCGGCGCCAGGCCTCGTCGGCGTCCACGTGGGGCAGATCCCCGCCAGCCCGACGAGGGCGAGGTGATGCTCGCTCACCCCGGCCGGCGACCATCAGAGCGTCTCGAGGATCTGCTGGCGCTTCGCCTCGTACTCGTCCGGCGAGATCAGCCCGCTCGCGAGCATGTCCCGGAGGCGGTGCAGTCGGTCCTCGGGGCCCGCGTCCGGGGCGCTCGCCTCTGGCTCAGCGCTCGGTCCCTTCGGGACGTCCCCCGCAGCGATCCGCCCGCGCACGTACTCCCCGATCTCGCCTACCCGCTCCTTGGGCATCACCTGGTTCATGACGGCCTTATTGCCGGTCACGAAGACGATCATGCGGCCCTGCATCATCGAGGTCTCGGTCTGGATCGAGCTGATCTTCGAGTAGGGAAAGTCCTCCTGGCGCGAGCGGGCCATCCCCTTCTCGAAGAACACGAGCCTGCGATCGGTGACGACGAGGAGGCCACGGCGGCCGTCATAGGCGCCGGCGGCTAGGTTGACCACCTCCTCACCCTCCGCCAGGACCGTCGGGAGCGCCTTGAGCTCACGGCGCACGCCGAACCTGTGGACCAGCTTCCGCCTCGCGAGCTCGGCGAGCTGCTCGGGGACGCCGTCCAGCGCGGCCGCCTCATCGACGGCCGAGACGGCTTCCGCGCCCGGCGGTCTCCCATCGTCGCCACGTGGCGCGGCACCCTGCGTGAACTTCGCCTTCAGGCCCATGGAACCCCCGGCAGTCGCAGACTGTCTCTATAGCGAGCCTACGACCGGAACTCGCCAGAAACGCCCCCCCGATCGTCCAGGTTTACTGAACCCGATTCGAAGCCATGTCACCCGCCCGGGCGATGCGTTCTCGGCGCCGAGGGTCGAGACGGCGCCCGCCCATCCGGTCCGATCCTCCAGGAAGCGGCACCCGGGAGTCCCGGCTCCGTCCGCCGACGGTGGGATCGTTCCCGCCCCCGCATCGCGTGGACAGGAGGGACGGTGATCGACCCCCGAGACCTGGCCGACCTGGACCCGGACGCACAACGGCTCGCCGTCGTGCGCGACCTCGCGGAGGCGTGCGAGAGGGCGCTGGCAGTCCTCACGCCAGACGATCCCCTCGTCCCCGGCCTCGTCCGCGCTTCGGCCGGCTTTCAGCATCTCGCAGGGCCGCCGCGGCCGCATCTACGAGGTCTTCCGACGGTGGCGGGGGCGATCCGTTCGGCGGCGCCGCGGGCTCCCCTGCT